AAAGAACCAGAGATTGTACAACCAGTCAAAGATTATGGTGAGTCAGTAGAACAGATATACAAACAAGGTGCATCATTAATAATAAGTTCATCATTAGGTTTCTTAAAAACACTACCTCCATCTCCTGCTAAAGCTAGTGTAATAGCAGAAGCAAATAGATTAAAAGGTATATTTGGAATAGCAGAGACACCAAAACCACAAGCAACTATTGGATTGAAAGCACCATTAGTATGGTGGGGTGGCAAAAAACAAACTGCAACTGGTGCACCAGTAACTAAAACTACAGAACAGACACCAGAGAAATCAACCAGATCATTCATGGGTAACCCTATGAGGATGCTAAAGAACCTTAAAAAGACTGGTAGTAAAGGTCTTAAGTTATTAAAAAAATATGGTGGAAAGGCAGGAAAAGGTATAAGAAAAGTAGCAGCATCAGGTACTAAGTTGGTGAAGGGTGCAAAGAAAGCATCAATGGCACTGTTAAAGAAAGGATCTAAGAAGATCGCTACTAAACTAGGTGGTAAGGCAGTAGCAAAAGTAGGTGCAAAAGCATTAGGTAAAGGGTTACTTAAGAAGATACCATTTGTAGGTCTTGGTGCAGGATTGTTATTTGCAGGACAACGACTGATGGCGGGCGACTTCAAGGGTGCTGCTCTTGAAGCTATGTCTGGTGCAGCATCTATGATACCTGGTGCAGGAACTGCTATATCCATAGGACTTGATGCAACACTTGCTGCTAAAGACATGGGCGTATTGCCAGGTCAAAAGAAAGCAGAAGACCAAGTTGGAGCAGCACCAGCTCCAGATCCTAGTAGGGATATGTATGGGAGACCGATCATCTTGAATCCACCGACTATGAAGGCATGGAAGAAGGCAGTAAATCGTGCAGCAAAAGATGGTATAAACTTGCCTATGAGTGTGTCATCTTCATATAGAAGTCCAGAACAGCAACAAGCATTGATAAATGCAGCTGAAGCGGGCGATGAGAACGCCATAAATCCTGCACCTGTAGGACAGTCACCACATGGACAAGGTTGGGCAATTGATATTGACTTCTACTCAAAAGCAAACGAATGGATGAGAGAGAAAGGTAAGAAGTTTGGGTTTGAATGGCAAGGTGAAGGAGATCCAGTACATTTTGATTATGAAAACAATGAGAAAAATGATAAGTGGTTGCAACCTGGTAAAAATAAATGGATCCCAAATATTGATCCTGTTACATCAGAAACAAAATCATCAGGTGCTGTTAAGACTGCATCTGGAACAGGTAGTGCAATATCAGCACCATCTGGATCTGGATCAAAAGAGACTTTAAATGAAGAACCAGTAACACAAGGATCAAAAGATTCATCAGGAAATGTGGTTGTTGCACCAAGAGTAGTTCCTGTTAATATGCCACCTAAAGAAGTTATAGTATATAAATGGATGGATCAACATGAGATAGACGAAGCAATAGAGTTGCAGATAGGTCCTATGGATAAAACTTCCAACTACGTTCTGAAGTACAAGTAACATGAAAGCATTACCTCCAGCTATGTCGAAACAGGGTGTTGGACTTTCCAAGTTCATCGCTAATCCTAGTGCCCTTACAAAGGCAATGGATCTTCCTGCGTCTAAACAGACCATTGATGTATCTGCAACTGATGTAACACCCAAACCAGTAGTAGCACCAAAGGCGTTACCAGCTGCAAATCTCGTACCAGACCCTGTAGCTGCATATGGTAAAGATGCTGAAGGTAATACAATATATGATAAGAAAGAAAGGATAAGACAATTCAAAGAAAATAGAGATAAAGCGAGAGGATTTGTATCACCTCCAAAAGAAGCAGGAGACATACCAAAGGTAGATAAGTTAGAAGATGCAGGAATAGGTGAGAAAGATGTCAAAGAAAAGGTCAAGAAAGATTTAGAAGATAATCTTGAAATAGATCCTAAGATGAAGAAGGCATTTATGGATGCCTTAGCACTCCCTGCTAAATCTGCTGCTGTTGCAATGACAGATTTATTAGAGAAGATTCCTGCACCAAGTAAGGAAGCATCTAAGATATTGAATAGAAATATATCTAAGATATCTAATTCATTCAAGTTAGGTGCTGCTAGTGCTGAAGTTGCTAACGATGAAGAAGATAACGATAAGAAAGATGATAAGAAGGGAGGAAGTGTTATTGGTGGTCTTCTTGCCAAGGCAATTAATTTTGTCAGGGGTAAAATGGGTGGTGGAGACTCAGGAGGTGGTGGAGATCAACCACAACTACCATCAGCACCACAACAGAATTTGTTACCAAGTGCATCGGGAGATCCTACATTTGGAAGACGTGCACCATATACAGGAACTGCTGATGGTATAGGCATGGGTGATGGCTCAGGCAGAGCTATGCAACCTATTAAGAAAACTAGATCAATGGCATCTAAGTTGTTTGGTCTAACACCTATGGGTATGGCATTCAATGCGGGCAAAGGTTTACTCAAGGGTGCAAAAGGATTAGCTGGTAAGATGGGTAAAGATGGACTAGGTGGTATAGCTAAGAAAGCATTTGCTATGACACCCATGGGTATGGGTTTGAAACTTGGTATGAAAGCATTCGGTGGTATCAAAAATATATTTGCACCAAAAACTGAACAGACAACTAACCTAACTGAACTGACTGATAAAACTATACAAGAGAATAGAGAGAGTGCTGACGCCAAGACACAGAAACAAATTGATGTCGCTGCAGGAACTGGTGCTGCTGTCGCTGCAGGTGCACCAAGTCCACCACCTATGCAACAAGAGGGTGGCGAACTTGCTCAACCAAAGATCAAAAAATCTGGATACCTCGATCTCTATAACAGGACTTCTCAATTCTAATGTCAGTTAATACTCAGTCAAATTTTAATCTTTACCAATTCTTCATTGCGGACTATCCTCCCATTGGAGTTAATCAAGTGTTGTATGTAAAATACACTGAGGATATCATGTCTGCTACTATGCTTATGGAAGTACAGGTTACAGATACTGAGACTGGTTTTATATCTGAACTAACAGGTATGGAGAACGTGTTTATTCGTATTGGAGACAGTGAAGGTGCAACTGAAATTGGAGGAGACTTTGTTATATACGATATACAAGATAGAAGAAATATAGGTGGTAAATCATCTGCAGTACTGATGATGTGTAGGGTTGATTTTTTAAACAACGCTGCTAACAAAATATCACGTAGATTTGGTAAAGGTTTAGGTAAAAAAATACATGAGGTAGTGAGAAAAGAAATAATGATAGACTTGATTGGTGTTGATGAATCTAAGTTATTAAACTTTGAACCATGTGTCAATAATTTCTCATTCGTATCACCGTACTGGAATCCATTTACTGCAATAAGATGGTTAGCTACCAAGGCAATACCAGCTGCAAAAGGTAGTGGTAAGAATGCAACTGCAGGATATGCTTTCTATGAGACAAGATCAGGATATAATTTTGTTTCATACGATTCATTTGCCAGTAAAGAACCAGTAGTGAGAATGGTTGTAGGACATGAGGGTGGAGAGTTAGAAGATGAAGAAGATACAGGTATCATTGCTTTAGATAAACTAACTATTGAAACGTCAGTTGATTTATTGAAAGGATTGAACTTAGGTTCATACTCTAGTAATGTGATGACATTAGATATAAAAGACATGAAATTTGAGCAACATCCTTTTAGCATCAATAAATATTATCAAGACGTTAGTGTAATGAACTCAAGGAGAGTACCAGAGTTTTACAAGGGATTTGATACCAACGTAACATATACTAGAATTATGTCCAAATTATCTGACTCTGCTTTGTTTACCGAAGGCACATATACACAGGGATTTACAAAGCAACTTTCACAATCCAGTTTAAGGGAAAAATTATTTTATGGTAAAAAAGTAGTTGTAGAGCTTGTTGCAGATTACTCACTAGAGATAGGTGAGGTAGTACAGTTAGATGTATATAAAGGTACGAGTGATCGAGAGCAAGACTTTGCAACCTCTGGTAAATATGTTATCGGTAGAGTTGAAAGAACATTCAAATCTAGTGAAGATAAAATGTCATCTAAAATCACATTATATACAGACTCAGATGGTGAGGAATCATAATGGAAAGTCTTGCTAATTTTATAGGTAGAGAAGGGTTCAACTGGTGGGTTGGACAGGTAGAGAATGATGGTGCAAAATTCTGGAATGCTGATCTAGATGGTGGTGCAGGAGATTTTGATTATGGAGATTGGGACTGGACTAATAAAGTTAAGGTTAGAATTATAGGATATCATACTCCAAATAGAAAAGAGTTACCTACCTCAGATCTACCATGGGCACAGGTATTGATGCCACCCATATACTCACAACGTTCTGGTATTGGATCAGTGCACCAATTACAACTTAACAGTTGGGTTGTTGGATTCTTCATGGATGGTACATCTGCACAGATTCCTATTGTCATGGGAACAATCAGTGATGAGAATCCTACTAGCAGTTATGGCGTAGCTGGTGGTAAAGAAGAAGGATTTGCAAGACTAGCATCAACTGACTATAAAAGGCGTGACCATACTGGTGATGGTAGTTCTGCAGCTAATACTGGTAGTACAGTTCAAACTAATGAAGAGACAGGTGTAGATGAAGCACCAACTAATAATGCAGGACATAAAACAGAAGAGGGAACAGAAGATAGTAAAAACGAACGTGGTGCAGCAAAAGAACAGAGTGAAAAGCAAAAGTTAGCAGACGAGAAACAAAAGGTAACAGTCCATGTTGGTAATGGTAAATGTGGATCAGAGACTGCTACTAAATTAGAAGCACCTATGGCAGAGTTTATGAAGTTTGCTCGTGGTATAGAGAAGAATGATATCAATCAATTTGTTAATAAATTAGATGGTGCTGTCGTTGATTTAGACTACGAAATTAATCTAGTACAACAACGCATACAAAAGAAACTAACTGGATTGACTGCTAATATCAAGGGTGTGGTCATGGAAGAAACCAACAAACTTGTACAAGAAGGTTTAGAAAAACTTAGTGTGCCAGATCCTGAGTTAGATGTTGCAGTCAGAGATCAATTAAAGAGTGTTGGAGATCTTGTTTCATGTTTATTCAAACAGTTAATAGATGAGTTAGGTGACTTTATAAAAGGACTATTGAAAGATCTAGTAGAAAATGTGTTAGACACTGCACTATGTCTTGTACAAAATATTCTTGGTGATATCATGAAGAAACTCATGGATGCTATCACGGGTGCATTGGGTATATTGAAAGGTATTACGGGTGCTATCAAAGGAGCAACAGAGAAGATACAAAACTTACTTAACAAGGTTGGTGATTTCATAGATCTATTTTGTGATGGAGAACTATCATGTGCTATTGGTGCATCAGTATTTGAGACTGGTCTTGGTGCAAAACCAAAAGGTCTTGAAGGAGCAGCAAAACAAATTGCACAATATAAAGTCAAACCTCCTAATGCTGTATCAATCGTTGGTAAGGGCATACCTATCAAAGGATTTGTTCCTGCAGTAGATCGTAATGGCGTGAAGAAAATATTTGACACTGCTAGTGGTGCACTTGTTGACCTTGAAAGTGCAGCTGGTGTAGCAACTGGACTGTCACTCAAAAACTTTGATACACGAGGACCTTTAGAGAAATTTGAAGATCTTAATTTCTATGACTCATCTGGTAACGTAGCATCATCAGCAGTACAGTGTGCTAACTCTATATTAAACAAGAAACCATGCTTCCCAGAAATGGTATGGGATAACTTGCAGTCCACCAGTCCAATCAAAGCATTACCTATCGTTGATGATATAGGACAGATCCTTGGCGTATTGATGAGAAAGAAAGGATCAGGTGTTAGTGCAGAAGCAACAGTCAAAGCACAGTTTACATGTAACGAACCAGAAGGAAGCGGTGCTAAATTCAAACCAAATATTATAAATGGTAAGGTTGATTCTATTGAAGTTATAAATCCTGGCATAGGATATGGATTTGATCCTGCAAGCACATATTGCCCTAACGAACAGTACGCTATATTAGTTGATAAAGTAGGATTACAAGAACATGTAAATGATGGTGAGTACATAGAACAAGTTATTACTGGATCTCCTGATATATTACAAGTGGTTGATACAGACTATGATGAAGATCATATACTTATTGCAACCATAGATCCATCATTCAATACTAATTTGACTGTTGGATTACAAGTAAGAACAAAATCTGGTCATGAATTCACATTGAACTTTAATAATAAGTTCCCAACACTTGTAATACCACAAGATGCAACAGCAATATATGCTAAGTGTGGTGATGTAATTCCTAAGTTAGATGATGTTAGTATCATAAATGTGGGAACTCAGTATGTTAATCCAGTAATTACTATTGGTTCTGGAGATAAGAAGAGAGAGATTGGATCTGCCACTACAGATTCACAAGGTAGATTAATCAAAGCAACTGTAACAGAAGCAATATTAGGTTTTGTTAAACCTATTGTAGAAGACAAGGCAGAAAACGGAACAGGAACTGGTGCATTGTTGAGTACTGTATATACATACACAAGTCCAAGAGAGATTAGAGATAATAATATCTTGCCACTCACACAATATATTGACTGTGTAGGTCATCCTATGATACAATCTGCTATAGAAGAAGAACAGGCTGGACTTATTGATACAGGATTTAATCTAGTGAACAGTCAGGACACAACAACCACAACAAGTTCTTCCGACACTACCACAACCACAACACCGACTGTCTCTGATCCTGTATCAACCCCAGTTAATCAAGATACTACACAACAGAATACACAACAGAATACTCAGCAAACTCAACAAACTCCACCATCAACACCGCCCGCACAAAATAATCCACCACAACAAGGTGGTTATGGAGGTTACTAATGTCTGACATAAATCCATTTACAGGTGGGACTAACGATCCTAACACAGCACCTGATACAAAAATAAAATATCCATATAACTGGGTGCAAGCAACATCTGCGGGTCATATGTTCGAGATGAACAATACCAAGGATGGAGAATACATACGTTTGCTCAATGCAAATGGCAATTTTTTGAATATAGATGAGAAACAAAACAACAACCTAGTTTCTTATAATGATACATATATCTTATCAGACCATAATCTTGTTATAAAAGTTGGTAAGGACGTAAATTCTGACCGAATGGCACTACACATTGTGGGCGATGTCAATATTTACGTTGAAGGTGATATGCACACTGAGGTCGAAGGTGACCGTTATGATAGAGTCAATGGCAACTACCAGATGCAAGTCGGTGGAGTGGCAACGATTCAATCAGATGAGAACTTAGCAATACAAGCTAAGAATGAAATGAAATTACAATCCAATGCCTACACAAACAAGACAACGTTCTTGGAAAATGATTTGAGTGCGGGTGGTTCTATTAAAGAGAACGTAAGAGGTAATTATGAAGTTAAGATATTAAAATCATCATCCACATTCTCTGTTGTTAGTAACGGAGACATCAGATCAAGAGCATCGGGATGCAGATACGAATATACATTCGGAAATCATCTCAATAAAGTTGTTGGTAAGATGAGAACACAGGTGGGTGGTGCAAGTCAATCATGTATTAAAGGAGGAGCATTTCCTGGCATGTTTGACACACCTGATAGTAATTCCTACAAATTAAATGTCGCAGGAACCATTGACCAACAAGCATCTGGTGACGTTATTATTAACGCAACTGGAAACGTCGATATTGATGGTACTGAGATATACTTGAATTGATAGTAGATTTCATAGAGTAACATGACACAACATCACATGTCAGTAAGTAAGCAGGAAGCAGAATTTTTAAAGTGTATTCTTGCAAAACATTTAGACGATTACGTCGAGGAACTAGTGCGAGAAGATAAAACAGGCAACGCAATGGATAATATGAAGGCAAATAGAGAAGCAGGACTTGAGTTAATGAGTAAGGTTGAGGACACGATCCGACGTGCTGCTAGAGCAGGAAACGACACGTACTTTACAAAGTCCTAACCCTGTGCTATACTAATTTTATCATCGCATCCTATTAATGCATAACGAAGAACTAGAACCACTCGACGAGTGCCTTGAACAAGTAATAGTTGATATTGCTTCCAGAAAATTTGTACTAATCGGTAATAAAGGAGAACGAAAAGAACTTGATTGTGACATGGAACAATTCATGTCAGTTCTCAATACAATTCGTGAATTGACTCCTGTTGAACAAGTTACTTACGTCTAATGTCTTATAACCACACATATAGTCAGATCAAGGACATATTAAAAGAGTCCAAGAAGGTGACTAAACCTATGATGCTGCAAATTGCACGTCTTGCCATTGTAGAAACTCTAGGAGATAGAGTTGAAGCAGATAAAATTGAATGGGACAGTAAATTTATTGATCTAGACGCTGATAGTCTGGACATGGTAGAACTTGTCATGTTCTTAGAAGAATGTTTTGGCATTGAAATACCAGATGAAGAAGCAGGAAACATAGTTACTGTTGGTGATGCCTGTGCAACGATCAAGAAATGCAAAGCAAACAAAGGCAAGAGTAAAAAGATCTCTGCTGCTACACTGAAACAAACTCCAGTTCCACATCCTGAGAGTCCTATGATGTCAAAACCACCAGGTCAGTACATCAATAAAGATATCTCCAGTAAGGATACACAAGAAGCAATGGAAAGACTACATGATGACATCAGAGAATCTAAAGATAATACCGAACTTTCTTGAGTTCTATACGTTTAACGAACTATACAGTCAGTTTAATAGTCCAAACTTTCCATGGTTCTGGACACAATCACAGGGGGAACCAGAGCAGTATGTAAATTTACTGTATTTTGATCACCAGTTTTCTAGTGCAATGAATCCTACACTTAATAGATGTCTTATGGCAGCAACAAATAAGTTAGATGTGATTGCAATACTAAGAGTCAAATTAAATGCTACGTGTAGAAATGCACCAGAGCAAGAATGGCATACTGATTGGCAGATATCCACACCAAGTAAGACTTGTGTGTTATACTTAAATGAAAATGATGGTTACACTGAGTTTGAAACAGGTGAGAAGGTGATGAGTCAAACAAATACTGCTGTTATATTTGACACCAACATCAAACATAGAGGTGTACCTGCTACAAATGTGGATCGTAGAATGGTATTAAATATAAGTTACTTTGAAAAATGATAGATCAATTTTGTGAATGGTTTGAGGGTGAGTTTGATAATTGGACACAGGCAGCATCCAATCCTACAAAGTGGGCACATATAATAGTGAAGCATGAGAAGTTAGATGACTATAAGTATCATACATCTTCTCGATATAGTTACATGGACAAACCATACAGAGAACAGACTGTAGAAATAGAATATGTGTCACCAGAATTGATAATAGTTCATAATCCTGCATGTGATATGTGTTTCAGATGGAGAGAAAAATATTTTGAGGGAGAATCTGAACCAGACTGTACTTGGAAGGACACTCCATTAGAGAGTAAAGCACGATTATATGAGAAAGAATACCACACTTGGGACAAAGGATATTGGGAAGGTAGCGAAGGATTCTTTCTCTTCAAAAAAACTGTATAAATATACTTGATAGTATTATTGTAAGCATGTAGTGGCAACTCGTAAGATATCTGACCTTACATTGTTAGGAGTAGATCAAGTATCATCATCTGATACTCTACTGTTACTAGATAACTCAGACCCAACCGATCAAAATAAAAGATCCGCAGTAGGAAGTATTTTTACTGCAGTTCCGTCTGGAACATACACAGCACCTGGCGTTCGTTTTGAAGGCAAGACTGCTACTGGTGTATTTTCTGAGACTCAGGGACAGGTTGGTCTTGCTATGGGAAATGCGAGATTAAACTTACAGAAAGTTGGAACTACTCTTAACATACAGGCAAGAGACGATGCTGATACTAACCTAGACTTTACTATATCTGCACAGGGTACTGGTAAAATACGTCTAGGTTCTATTTTGGCAGTTAATGACCTTAACTTTATCGTACCTAACTCTATTGATGAGACAAAGGTAGCAAAGTTTAGTTCATCTAACTTAGTTGCGGGTATTACTAACATCTATTCTTTCCCTCCTAACACAGATGCGGATGCGAATTTCACTGATGAATTAGTAACACTTAAAGCTGCACAGACTATAGAGAACAAGACTATTGTATCTCCCAGTTTTTCTGGTAGTGTTGCAATGGTTGATTTTGCTACTACTGGTAACGCAACTATTGGTAATGAAGCGTCTGACAGTTTAACTGTTAATGCAGGGTCAATATTTTCTGCATCTGCAACGTTCGCTAACACTTTGATCGCACAACAATCACTTACCTTAACAGGTGATTTGATTGCAAACAGTCATATTGATATGGTTGATGATAAGATTATTAAGTTAGGAACTGATGATGACCTTCAAATTGTATACAGCAATGGTACAGATGCATCAACAATAACAGATACATCTACAAATGGTTTAACTATTAGTAGTGCTGATGTTGAACTTGCTTCTGGTTCTAATAAGTTCTTTAAGGCAAGCACAACAGATACTGTCATTTATCATAACAACGCAACTCGTGTAACAACGACTGCAACAGGTATAAACATTAACGGAGCTATTGATGCTGTCACATCTATCACAGGCAGTGGCGACATCGCTATTGCTACTAATAAGTTTACTTTGGATAGTGCTAATGGCAATGCAGTATTCGGGGGGAACATTACAGGTGGTGGCGACATCACCGCATCAAGTGGAACTGCATTCCAACTTGGGTCATCATCATCTGCCAAACTCGGTGTTGGTAGAGCAGCTGCCACGTATAATCTAGAGGTTGAAGGGGATATATACTCTACAGGTTCTACGATTATTGCAGGAAATGGATCCGTTGGTAAGTTCATCCTTCAAAAGGGTGCTGCTGCTATCGGCATACACTTTACTAACAATGTTGGAACCGATGAAGCTGTCATAGATGCTTCTGGTCGTTTCGGTATTGGTAAAACACCAGCTAAAAAGTTGGATGTTTCTGGTGATGCGGGTATTGATGGTGACATAACTATTGTTACAACCAATCCAACAAACAACACAGGTGGTAAAATATCTGCAAGAGAACTTGTTCTTACAGATCCTTCCACAGGTGCAACAACCACATTAAACGCGATAAGCGGAGGTGGTGGTCTCTCAAGAGGCAAGGTATTCTTCTTATCTAATTAACACGTCATGGCGACTAAACAGAATGGAGTTCTAGCAACATTTACTCCGACAGTATCAAAATACACGAATAAAACAACAACCAATGCTCTTGGACAGATAACTGCAACTGCTTGGATGATGTATACAGTTCCTGCTGCCACGTTGATGAGTGGTAAATTGTTGGTGTCAAATAATACAGGTGGTGCTGCTACGATAAATGTTGGTCTTGTAGAACAAACAGAGGTATTACAACTAGATGCACTAGCATCACAACCCAATGACCCTAACACAGGATCATCATATACAGGATATGGTCAGTTAAGTTTTCCAAGTGGATCAGTAAATGACTATGCAACATCAATCGCTATAAAATATTCTAACTTAGCAAACGGACCTTTCCAAGTGGGAGAAGTTTTGTCATGGACAAACAGTAACAGAGGTGCGGGTGCTGCTGCTAACATGACAGGAATAATTCATTATGTTGATGCAACAAATAGTAAGTTATGGTTGAGGAACATGACTCATCCACTAGCATTAGAGTTACCATCTGGTGACCACACCTTTACTGGTGGCACATCAAATGCAACATGTTCAATTGGTACATCATATGCAGGAACTACTGTTAATGTTGGACATAGTGGTAAGATAAGATTCTATGATTCATTGAATGGTAGAATATTCTTTAACAATCTTGAGTTTAGAAATAATCTAGACTATGCATACCTATATGATAATGATGCTAACGAAGTTCGTGAGCAAAATAACAACAACGTCAATAGATCTAATGGTAGAATCTGGAGACCTGTTGCTACAACAACTACTGAATATAATAATGCAGGAGGTGCATCAACACCAGCTACAGAATTCATTGATGCTAATGGTGTTGAGTTGTTAATATCTGGAGTATCACAGTGTGCTGCAGAACAATTCATTGTTCAAGATAAATCAGTCAATGACAATGACACCTATGAGTTGAGTGGATTGGTCTTAGGAGCACATCAATCTGTTTTTGTTAGTTCTTCTGCTGCAGTTACATTCAATCTAATAGGATTTGAAGAGGTAGCTGAGGTAGCTTCATAACCCAGAGAATTAGAAAATGGCACTTACTAGACTAAAGAACGTCTTTACATCAAAAAC